TGACAGAAATGGGCGGAGAACTGGAAGAAACGATCAAGGCATGGGATCAGGCACTGGAAGAACGAAGAAAAGCGACGCCGGGAATTGGTGATCCAGATCAGGGAATAGGCTTCGGATATTGGGATCGTACATGCAAAAGCTGCCAGGATAGATGGGAAGTTTTCAAGTTAGCAATCAGACAGTTTTATGGAATTGAATTCAACTTTACACGGACAGATGAATACTTCGGAATTTGTAACGATGATGAAACTATCTGGCTGATGAAAGAGAACAGAAAGGAGGAACGACAGTGACAAAGAAAAGATCGACTGACATCCGGACATGTCCCGTGTGCGGGCATCCGGTGCAACGAAGTGACATGCAGTTCACACGGGATTGCAATGGGATCCCGTTCAGACTGGTTTGCTGGGACTGCTACGATCAACTAATGGCGAAAGGCTATGACGGGGAATATTACACAGAAGCAGATGAAAATATTGATTATGACTATTAAGAAGGTGAAGAAATGTACATTTTATCGCAGGACAAAACGCGGATTTATAACATGTCTGGTCACATAGAAGGGATCGGATATGAAGAATCAAAAGACTACAAACAAAGAAAGAGTGAAAACATCAGGCATACGATTCAGGTATTTGATGGATGCGCAGAGGAGATCGCGGAGTTCAAAACGAAAGAAGATTGTATGTTGGTGATATATGCGATCTTTAAAGGGATGGAACAGGATAGCAAAGCAGTAGAGATTCCGACACAGGAAGAAATGGAAAAACAGAAAGATCTGATCAAACAGCTTGCGGAAGCAGGGCAGGAAGTGGCAGCAGGCATCGAAGATCTTCTGAAAGAAATGTTCAACGGAGAGTGAAGCCGAAACGGGGCGCAAGCCCCGTCCGGTCACGATGGCAACGTGATCGCTGACGATGGCAAGCTGATAGCTGTCCGATGAACACTGTGGAAAAATAGCGGCGGGCATAGACTGCCAGAATTCTATGCGGATGTCCAACAGGTTTTCAGATGCTTTTTAATGTGAAAAGCAACAACGCAGCGTCAGATGTTGCCGGAAGGGATGTGGTGATATATATGACTGCGCTGATCAGCGCAGATTGATTATGCCGGAAGGCGGTACATAGAAAGGAAAATGAACAGATGACAGCAACAGAAGAAAGACCAGTGCAGATTTTGGAACTATTCGGAGGAATAGGAAGCCCGCGATGTGCATTGCGAAATCTAAAGATACCAACAAAAGCGATCGACTACGTTGAAATTGATGAAAAAGCAGTCCGATCTTATAACAATATGTTTAGTGAAGAACTGCCATATAAAACACAGTCTGTCGTGGGGTGGAACCTGAAGCCGGATATTTTGATACATGGAAGTCCGTGTCAAGATTTCAGTATAGCCGGACATCAAAGAGGGGCGGACGAAGGAAGCGAAACAAGATCAAGTTTAATGTGGGAAACGATTCACATTATTGACCAGATGGGGGAATGGAAACCGAAATATGTGATCTGGGAAAATGTGAAAAATGTGACATCGAAACATATGATTGCGAATTTTGTGCGTTATCAAAAAGAGATGGAACGAATGGGCTATACAAATAATTACGATGTTTTAGATGCAAGAGAATTCGGGCTGCCGCAAGCACGCGAAAGAGTGTTTACAATCAGCTGCCTGAATGGTGAAAAATTTGATTTCACAAGTCTGATCAGGACGCCTATGCGTAAGATCAGCGATTTTTTGGAAGATAACGAAAATGTTCCAGAAGTATATAACGTCACACAGCCATCTGTATATAACGTGATCGGCGCGTCAGGGATAAAAAGGGCGACGGTGATCAAAGATTTTGCCTACACGATTACAACACGGCAGGATAGAACACCAGCACAGGTGATTGATTGTGGATCAGGACGATACAGATATTTGACAGAACGGGAATGCTGGCGGCTGATGGGATATACAGACGAAGAATTTGAAGCAGCAAAAGCTGTACATGAGAGAAAAGGAAGATATTACATGACACTGTATAAACAGGCGGGGAATAGCATAGCGGTTCCGATATTTGAAAGCATCTTCCGAAAGATAATTCTGGGAGAGGAGAAGAGAAAGAAGGATGACAGTGAACGTCAGGAAGGCGATGCAGGACGTTAGAAAAGCAGGGTAATATAAAAGCCCTCTGGTATGCTTGGCGGCACCAGAAGGCTTCACAGTGGCTTCAGGACGATGCCCGAAAACCATAGTACACATCAAAGATATTGTACACCGGACAGCCTGAAAAGTCAATGAATCCGCGCTTTTCTGAACTTCCTAAAACGACCTTGTAATGGATACTAACAATTCAACTAAAGGAAGTAAAGGGAATGAGAAAGAAAAGAAGGAAGGCTGTATATGTCCCTTATGACTATGAAGCAGCGTATAAGAATAGTTTGGATAAGATGGAGGAAGCAAACGAAGAAAGGATCCTGAAGGAAGGCAAGGTGAAAAGCATCTATGCAACGAAGGAGATTCGATCAGGTGATCAGCTGGAAGTGGAAATCTATCCAGAGTTTACAAAGGGACAGAAAGATCAGATCCCGGATGAAGGGAAAAGAAAAAGGCAAAGACAGGCACAGAAGAATCTGAATGATAAAAACAGTAAAAAGATGTGCGAAAGGGTGATCAGTGAGAACTTCACGGATAGAGATATATGGGCGACATTCACATACACGGATGACAATATGCCTGCTTCGATGGAAGTGGCAACGAAGAACATGAAGAACTATATCAGGCGACTGAATTACCAGCGGAAGAAGCAGGGATTGAGTAATGCAAGATATGTGTATGTCACAGAATGCAGTGAAAAAGGACGCTGGCATCATCACATCGTTATGGATGGCGATGTGGATATGGACACGGTTGAAGCAGTCTGGAATCTTGGAAAAAGAAATGAGATCAGAAGGCTTCAGAGGGATGAAAACGGTCTGGTCGGAATGGCAAGGTACATCACGAAAGAGAAAAGCAAAAAAGGAAAGTATCAAAAGACATGGTGTGCATCAAAGGGACTGCGGAAACCGAAAGAAAAAGTCAATCATTACAAAACGAAACAGAAGGATGTGGACAGGATCGTAAAAGGAGATCTGAATGTCTGCGATCATTTGATGAAATGGTATGGCGATAAATATGATTTTGCTGAAGCAGAAGTGAAATATAACACGTTCAACGGCAGGTTCTACATATACGGGCGGATGCGGTTGAGGAAAGGAACGGCACATGACAAGGGCAAGAAGTAGGAGAACAGCACGAAGAAAGATCAAAAGACTGATCAGGAAGACTTTGAAGATCGTATGTGCTGTATGGGATTTCATTGCAAGGCATCCGGCAATGCTTGCGATGCCGCTGATCATTTTTCTGCTGGTGCTGACAATACGAATGCACGAATTTGAAAAGCAGGTGCAGGCGTGGGATCAGGAGATCCGGCAGCAGCAGGAGCAGATCGAAGAATTGTATGATCGGCAGGATCCAGTGGAGCAGACAGACATGACGGATGTATATGGATGCAAAAGTCTGTACGGTACATATGATTTTCCGTGGAATACAATGTCGCAGGACTGGGGGAGCGATCAAGTGACAGGATTTTATTATCATGAAATATCTGAAGAATGCAAGGCAGCAGGCGGAGAGTTGCCGACGATCATTCAGGTATATACATACATTGTATGCGAACAGAATGGCGTCGATTATGAAATGGTTTTTGCATTGATCGAACAGGAATCCCGATGCAGATGGGACGCTGAAGGCGACAATGGAACGTCAATCGGTTTGATGCAGGTGTCGGAAAAATGGCATATGCAAAGGATGGAAGAACTGGGAGCGTATGACTTGAAGAATCCATATCAGAATGTGCTGGTTGGCGTGAATTATCTGTCAGAAATCCAGAACGATCTTCGCGGAACAGTACCAGATGAAGATCTTCCGTACTATACGCTGGCAGTTTATAACTACGGGAAGCAGGGCGCAAAAGCGAATCTGTGGGATCAGGGCGTTGTGAAGTATACATACAACACAAAGATTATGGATCGAGCGCAACAGCTGAAAGAAGAGAAAAAGAAAGCAGAGGAGGGGCGCGGATGATCAGGAACATCACGAAGAAGATCAGACACATGATCCATATGATCAGGATCCAGCAATGTCATCACTGCTGCCTGTTCTGCAAATATTGGAACATATGCAAGGAGGAAGAAGAGTGAATCGAAGATACGCAAGAAGAAGCGAGGATACAGAGCAAATGAGCGTCATGGACTGGGCGCGATGGAACCAGAACGCGCATCCGGAACTGGAACTGCTGCATCATTGCCCGAATGGGGGGAGCCGCAACAAAGCGGAAGCAGTGAAATTGAAGCAGATGGGCGTGAAAGCTGGGATTCCGGATCTGTGTCTTCCGGTTCCGATGGGAATGTACAACGGTTTGTACATTGAAATGAAATACGATACCGGAAGACTGGAAGACAGTCAGAAGAAAATGCTGAAGGCACTGGCGGCAGCAGGACATTACTGCACAGTTTGCTATGGGGCAGAAGAAGCGATCCGGGTGCTACAAGAATATATCAACCTGAAGAAAATTGATACTGGAAACAGAGAAGATGCAATGTCAGAACAGAACCTGATGATCAGAAAGAACGGGAAAGTGAAATGTATTATTTTCAAAGAGTAGAAGAAAGATCCAAACAGGCAAGGAAAGCACTGAAGAACTGTGAACTGGCACAAAGGCACAAAAAATTCGGATTCAAGGAAGCAATGATCAGCAGCCGCGGAGAATGTACCGGGTGCAGAAATCCGGATGATGGGACGCTGGATCGAAAGTGCAAGCGTTGCAAGTATAACGAATACTATGAAGCGAAGTGATTATGCTTTTCCTTGCGGCGGCTGCATATGCAATCACTGCGCGAACAATCTATACAGCGAAGATAAAACGGCAGGAGAAGCAAAGATATTTTGCGACGCCTGCGAGTGGTGCAGATGGTATGACGGAGATACGAAGAATCCGGATAAGTGGAAACAGGAATGTGATGAATATATCATCACGGAGGAACAGGCAAAAAGAAACAGAAAAAAATTCAAAATTGTGAAATAGGAGGTACACATCATGAAAACAATCGCAATTATGAACCAGAAGGGCGGGATCGGCAAAACAATGACGGCGGCTTCGATCGCTTACCTGCTGGGAGAAGAACAGGGGAAGAAGGTGTTGCTGGTCGATGCGGATCAGCAAGGCAATGTATCAATGCTGTATGACAGATATAAACCGGAAGGGATCGGGATGTCTGAATTATTGGAAAGACACAGAAGCGTCGGAGGATCTTACAAGACAACAGACCTGATCCAGACAACACCGTATCACAATATTGACATCATCACAGCAAATGGATATTTAATGCGGACTAACATGAATCTGCTGCTGAACGAAAAAGAAGATCAGATCCTTCGCTTTGCGGCTGCAATGCTGGAAGTGCAGGACGTATATGATTATTGCGTGGTTGATTGTGGGCTGCTGCTGGATATGACCGTGACGAATGTTTTGGTGGCGACAGATCTTGTGATCCTTCCGGTTAAGATCGGCGGATTTGAAATTGAAGCGATTGCGAATATGGATGAACAGCTGGAAGATCTGCGAAGCCTGAACGACCGGATCCGCATGAAGATTTTAATGACTATGCGACAGAAGAACCAGACAAGCCTTCAGGTGGAAGCATGGCTGAAAGAATCATCTGGACAGGATTGCTTCGTGACGGCTGTTAGAAGATCCATCATTGCGGAAAAGGCAACCATGCAGCGCGTACCGCTTCCGAAGTTTTCTAAAAATTGTATTGTCACACAGGACTATCGGAATGTTGTGACGGAACTGCTGAAAGATATGGAGGGATAGACATGGAAATTGATGGACAGGTAACGATCAGCCTGAAGACATTTAATCAGCTTCAGGACAGAGCAAAGCAGGCGGACGAACTGAAAAAGAAAATGCAGGATCTACAAGAGGAGATCACAGACATTATTGATCAGATCGACGAATCGGAAGCGGAACCGATATTTCGTGAAATTGATGATAACAATATGACGGATAAACAGATACAGAAAAGGTTCGATGAAGCGATTGCGAAGTTTAGGATCATTCTGGATCCGGAGAAGACAAAGCGTTTGATTCAGAAGTACATAGAAAAAGACAGAAGTGATTCACACGCGGATGTGAAGAACGCAAGCCGGAAGGTGCTGGAACAGATAACGATCACGATAAAAGCAGAGGAGGAATAAACATGGC